GAATACTCTTCCCTTAGTTAATGCTTGGAGTGAATTTGCATTCAGACCACCAGCAAGACCACCTGCTTGAGAAAGTCCATTTGCCAACTGTGAAACAGCAGAACCAGCAAATTCTGGTAATGCAGCTGCAGCAGCAGATTTAACAGCAGCAGCAAGATTATCGGTGTTTGTGATATCACCGCCCATAGCAGCGATTGTTGATACACCCAATACACCTAGGTCAATTTGTGTATATTGAGGAGCATAGTTAGTTTGCAATCCTTTAGGCATTGCCAAATACACTGTATTTTGATTATACTTAAGGTTGGTCGAACTTGATTCTGGAAATGAACGACCGTAGTATGCTCTACTACTATCTTTATAATTAAGTCGATGACGACGGAATTTGATGTAATCAATAGCTCCAGTGGAACCATCCGCTAATGATGCGGTATCTCCTCCTGATACAGGAGGTGTCAATGGGTATCTGAATATCGCCAACTTAACACCTAAATATAGTGTGACCTCTATGTATTTATGAGATATCAAGGTAGATACAGACCTTCTTTTCCTGGGAAGTATAAAGGAGACCCAAGTAATGTAATTTACAGATCATCTTGGGAGTATAAATTTATGAAATGGTGTGATATTACCAGATCTGTTCAAGAGTGGGGTAGTGAAGAAATTATTATTCCTTATGTATCTCCTGTTGATGGTAGAAGGCATCGATATTTTCCAGATTTTTATGTTAAGATTGGTAAAAGAAAGTATCTAGTTGAAGTGAAACCCTTCAAACAAACTAAAGAACCTAAAACTCAAAAAAGACATACCAAAAGATATATTAATGAAGTTGTTACATATGCTGTAAACCAAGCAAAGTGGAAAGCAGCAACTGAATTTTGTATGGACCAAGGTTGGGAGTTTATGTTAATCACTGAAAAGGAACTTAAAATCTAATGGCAATCCAAAGACCAGAACAAGCTAGATATAACTCTCTTCAGGAATTTATCGGATTCTTTAAGGATGCTGACATGCATCCTGCTACAACGAATCTATTTTCTGTTCACTTTTCTAGTCCACCCATGTTAATTCAAGGTAGTGGAAATACTAAGACCTCTAGATTACAGACTGAAACTGGTCGGATGGGTTTTTTATTAGATTACTATGCAAAAACTGTCAATTTACCCAGTAAGCAAATTACTACAGGACAGCAAGTTGATGTTGGTTCGGGATTTAAATATGGGACAGGAACGGCATTTAGTCAGATTAGTATAACTTTTCAAATGCCACGTTCTCAATATACAAGAACATTATTTGAAAGATGGACGCAGTTGATGGCAAATGATGCCAATCAATATACAGATTATTATAGGAACTATGTTTGTCCTGAATTATACATTTACAAGTGGGAAAGAGGTGGTGGTGCAGATGCTGTAACTGACCCCAAACTTCTAAGAGCAGTTAGACAAAACGGTAATAATGCACTTCTCGCTAAAAAAAATAAATTGACTGCAGTATGGGTTCTCAAGAACGTTTTCCCATATAATATTGGTTCCGTTCAACTTAATAACGGTCCCGCACAACTTATGGATCTTAACGTGCAATTTTATTATGAAAGATATAGATTCTATCCAGAGTCTGCTTTCGATGATGAGGGTGTAGGACAATTAATTACAATCCCATCCACTGGAGATGATGTTACCACTCAATCTACTCCGAAGAATCAAACTGCTTTATACTCTGGGTTCCCAAATTCATCTGGAAACATTGCCTAAATAAAAATACTGATGTGAATTTCTATGGCATTACCTAAATTAAATGTACCTAGGTACAAACTGAAACTGCCATCTGATGGCAGAACTGTGAACTATAGACCGTTTCTAGTAAAAGAAGAAAAACTTCTTCTTTTAGCAACTGAAACGGGAGAACAATCGGACATTGTTATTGCTATTAAAGATATTATTAAAGGATGTACTGATATCGCTGATGTTGATTCGTTAGCAACTTTTGATATTGAATTTGTGTTTCTGCAAATTCGTACTAGATCAGTCGGTGAATCTGTTGATGTATCTGTGACATGTCCTGATGATGGAGAAACAGAGATGTCTATTTCTATTTCTCTCGATGATATCAAAGTTCAAAAGACCAGAGGACATAAATCTGAAATTAAATTGTCCGATGAAGTTATCGTTACCATGGGATATCCCAATCTCGAAACTTTTGTTAAAATGAATTTTAGTGAGGAAGTCAATCAAATTGACCAAGTGTTTGACATGGCAGCAGGTTGTATAAAAACAATTGCTGATGCGGATCAAGTCTATGATTGTGCCGATTCGTCGAAACAAGAATTGCTTGAATTTTTTGACCAACTAAGTTCAAAGCAGTTTGGATCAATTCAAAAATTCTTTGAAACGATGCCTAAACTTTCTCATACACTTAAGGTAACTAATCCTAATACTGGTGTTGAAAGTGAAGTTGTCCTTGAGGGGTTAGCGAGTTTTTTCGCATAGCACTCCTTCACGCCAATCTTCGTTCTTATTATGAAGGTAATTTTGCGCTAATGCATCATCATAAATGGAATATCGAACACATCGATAATCTGATGCCTTGGGAAAAAGAGATCTATGTGAATTTATTAGTACAATTCCTCAAAGAAGAAGAACGTAGAATGAAGGAGCAGCAAGCAGCTAGTGGCTAAATTACAAGTTTATAAGTTTGTAAATTCTGGGTCTGTCTCAACAAAAGACCCGTTAGTTGCTGCTGCTCGCTCGCAGACGTTAGCATTTAATAGAATGGGGTCAACATTGACCTCTATTGGAACTGTAATATCTGATATAGAAAAAATATCAATTGCTCAGGTAAAGGACGCTAAGAAGCGTGAGCAACTTGAAAGGAGGAGAGACCGTAGACAGAAAGATACTGCGTCCGAAGAAATACAAGAGTCAACAAAATCAAGAGGTAAAGCTGCAAATCTTGGTGGAAAGATTAAAAACTCTGCCAAGAAAGGACTTGGTTGGATTGATAAATTTCTAGGACCAATCGCAACAACCTTTGTAAAATTAGCATCTTTTGCAATTACTACAAAAGTATTAGAGTGGTTAGCTGATGACCAAAATACTGAAAAATTAAAAACCTTTTTAGACAGAACAAAATTTGTTTTTGAAAAGATATTTGGTTGGGCGAAGGGATTTACTGAAAATATCTTAGATGGATTTGGTGCTTTAGCAGATCCTAATGGGTCATTTTTATCTAGATTAGGTGGTCTTGGTAAAATAATGATGGGCATCATTGGGTTGAAATACCTGATGAATCCATTCAGTTTAATTAGTGATATTCTAGGTTTGGTCGATATTCTTGGAAGGCGAGGTGATCGCCCACCAAGAGTCGATAAATCAAAAAAGGTTACTCAAAGACCAACAGCAAATAAACCATCAGTAAGACCAACAGTAAAACCTAGTCCTAAACTATCTCCTTTCCAGTTAGAGCAAGCACGAAAGGTTGCCACTAAAGAATCTCTTGAAGGAACTGGTGAACAGGTTGGTAAGAAAGCTACTGGACAGGTTTTTAAATATGGTGGTAAAAATATAACTAAGGCAACACATCGTTTCTTCCTGAAAGTTATTGGAAGAGGTGGTGTAACAGGATTAAAGAAATTAATCGGTGCATTTAAGTTACCACTTATAAGTGGTTTACTAACTGCTGCATTGAATTGGATCATGGGTGAGTCTATCGCCAAATCGCTCATGATGGGTGTTGGTGATGGTATTGGTACATTCTTAGGTGGTTGGGCAGGTGGCGCTATAGGTGCTCTGGGTGGTCCTGCAGCACCCATTACAATACCTTTAGGTGCATTTGTTGGTGCAATGCTTGGTGGCATTGCAGGTGAGGCAATCGGCGGATACTTATATGATTTGATGTTAGGTAAGGCAAACTTAGGTGCTGACCTTGGTGCTATGGGCAAGAAACTTATCAGTGGTATGAAGTCTCTTTGGAATGACTATATTATGAATGGAGATTTCTGGGCAGGTGCCTGGGAAACATTCCTAAACATCGGTCAAGATGTTATGAGTAGTGCCTGGGGCTCTATGATGAACATGTGGAATTATGCTTCTGGTGCTGCAGCAGATTTCTTTACTCATATGATGGAAGTCTCGAAACCCTGGCGTGAAGCAATGTGGGATGCCTTCCAAAAATATGTTGTTAATGGTCCGCAAGAGTTAGTCAAAGTTATCTTTGACACGATTCTATCTGGTGCTAAAGGAATTGGGCAAATTTTTGCTGAGGGTGCTCCTATTTTGATGTCCATTATTAAAACTTCTGCTGAAGCAGCAATTGATTGGGCATTTAATAAAGTCAAAGGTTTAGTTGAAGGAATCCGAGATGCTGTAGTAGGATTCAGACCAAGAGAAGCACTTAGCAAGTTGGGTTCATTGTTAGTGATGCTTGGAGCACCACTGTCACAGATTCCTGAGATGATGAAAGCTGTTGGTGCTGCAACTAGCAAAACGATTAGTCAAGCAATAGCAAAATCAAAAGAAATTGGGCAGATGATTATTGATCCCATCATGGGATATATTGACCCTGCTATTAGAGCAATTAATGAAACCTGGAAAATTGTTAGTAACCTTCCAGGGTATGTTTACGATAACACTATCAAACCAATCTTTGATGCTATTGGTTCTGTATGGAACTCTGGTCCTGCAATCTGGGAGTTTTTACATAGACCAAATACATTCCAAGAAATTACAGGACAAGAAGTTCCCCAACAAGAAATGTTCCTTGGTGGTGTAGTTAAAGGTATTGGTAACGCTGTTAAGGGTGTTAGTAATGCAGTTAGTGGTGTTATGCAAAGTCCTGTTGGACAGGTACTTGGAACTGCTGCATCTTTTATTCCTGGTGCTGCACCAATTATGGCAGGAATTAACACACTTGCCACGGGCAATCCCATGTCAATGTTAGGAATGATTCCTGGCATGGGTGCGATGATGAATAGTCCTTTAGGTCAGATAGGTAGTCAGTTATTAGGCGGCAATTTTACAGGTGCTTTGAGTACTGGAATGAATATGGTTCCTGGTATGGGTCAATTCTCTGGACTTGCATCTGGTGCAATAGGTGGACTTATGTCTGGTTCTCTTAGTCCTACTAGATTGATAAGTAATGTTGCCGAAAAATTTAATATGGGTGGACTGTATAAAGCAGTTACTGGTGCTATGGGTGGTGATTATACATCGAGCATTCGAGAACTTGGATCACAAATTGGAGTTAATCCTAGTGTTCTAGGTGCGGTAGAAAGTACTACTAGCAGAGCAATGTCTAAGGATGGTCTTTCTGCAGAATATGCTATGCAACAAGCACTTGAATTTGTCCCAGTACCAATGATTTTAGAGCGACTTGTTCCTCTACCTACAGCAGTTCCCATAAATACTGGAGGCGGTGGTGGTGTCGTCACTGGTGTACCTTCTAGCATAACGCAGCGTACTCAATAATGGCAACTGTAACAAAGAGTTCAAAAATTAATTTCTATAAGTTTGTACAGGTAAAAGAACCATCTGCTACTGTTACAAAAAATGCTGGCGGCAACGTAGATTTAACTAAAGCATTAACCCAAAATACAGTTGCTATTAATCGAATAGGGGCAACTTTAAATTCTATTGCTTCTATTACTTCAGATTTAAAAAAAGTTGCTATTGCTCAATCTGAATTAACTCGCGCTAGTGCAGGAAGTTCATTCACTCCACAATACAATACACCGAAAGAAAAGAATAAGGTTAAAACAGGTGGTGGTATTGTAGATTCTCTGAAAGTCCCTGGATTCCTGGACGGATTACTGAATATTCTAGGTGGTCTAGTAAAACTTACAGTTGGTACTACTGTCTTAAAATGGTTTGCTGATGATGCAAATCAACAGAGTTTAGTCAATATTTTAGACGGAATTAAAAAGATTGCAACATTCATCTTCAAAGTTGCTGAATTTGGTGTTTTTAATACAATCGATGGATTGTATGAGTTATTATCTGATGATTCAAATCCTTTAGAAAGAATAGGAGGTCTTGTAAAAGGATTAACAGGACTTGGAACATTATTATTAGGTCTTCGCTGGTTATCCAATCCAACTAGACTTCTTACCGATTTTGGTAATGTGTTAATTTTCTTTCGTAATAATCTTATCAAAGGAAGGAGAGGATTATTAGGTAGAGGTTTAGCCCTTGGAGTTGCAGCAGCAAGTGCTTATGGTGGAGTTAAAGCATATAACTATCTTAAAGAGGGTGAAACTACTGCCACTCAAGTAGAAGATGGTCAAGAACCAGCAAACAAACCTGAAGGATTTTCTAAAGGTGGTAAAGTAAATCTACTACCTCAAAGAGCATCAGGAGGATTTATTAATGGACCACAATCAGGATATCCCGTATCACTGGACGGGGGGAGATCGACCTCGTTTATCGGACACGGACGTGAGTATGTTGCTAGAAAGAGCAATGGGGGAGCTTTCGTCGTTCCTCTTAATACTCCTGGAACAAAAACGCAACCTCATCTAACTTCTAAAAGGATGGGTGAGGCACAGAGTCAAGGATTTGACATCGGTGGAATGGTGAATGCATTCCAAGGTGGATTTGATCCAGGAAGGGGTTATGGTAATCCTATGTCTAAGAGTGTATTAGGTTCTTCACCAGAGTCTAAATTTATGTCTCAAGGTGGTGGACTTCCTGGTTTTGCAAATGGTGGTAATTTAAATAAACAGATTTATTTGCATTGGACTGCTAGTAGACATAATTGGAAGGCAGGTCCTTATCATACTACTGTTCAAGGTGATGGTACATTATATAAGCATTTACCATATGATCGACACACTGCTCACACATACTACAGGAACACAGGAAATGTAGGTCTTTCAGTCGCTGCGATGAAAGATTGGAATTGGGAGAGTTACGGACCAACAAGACCTCAACTTGATGGTTTGATGGGAGAAGCAGCGGTTGTTGCTAAAGGTTGGGGATGGAAACCATCTGATGTTACCGTGAAAAGAGTTATGACGCACGCTGAAGCAGCGTCAAACAAAGACGGTAGATCACCTCATGATAATTATGGTCCTCAATTCTGGGGTGGTACTGGTGAGCGTTCCGACTTACATAAATTATCTAGAAATGAAAAAGATGGTACAGGTGGAGATAAACTTCGTCAGATGATGAAGAAATTTATGGGTATGTCAAATCCCCCTCTACTTAAAGAAGTTGGTCCTGGTGCAGGTCCAAATGGTGGAGGAACTCAGAAAGCAGGATCAATGAATAGTAGTGAATATAATTTACTCCAACGTTTAGTTCTTGCAGAATCGGGTGGTGAAGGTAAGATTGGTATGTCACTTGTTGCTCGTTCTGTATTGAATAGAGCAGGACTTATTCAATCAGGAAAAGTTGGACCTGGAATGTTCATGGCGAATGATTCGTCTGTGACTGGTGTTATCATGGGCCCAGGTCAGTATGAACCTGTTCGTAATGGTAGTATTAATGATAGTAGATCAGCAGCACAGATGTCAGAGGCTAAGGATGCAATTGAAATGGCAAGAAATCCTGCAAATCTCAGAGGAACTCTTGAAGGAGAAGGTTTACAAGCAGCACAAATTAACTACTTAATGGCTTCTACTGGATTTAGAACTGGTTCTGCATTTAATGATGAGTCTCAAAATGTCAATGTAGTTAAATACAAAAATCACTTCTTTAATACTGCTGGTAATAAAGATGTCAAACATTCACTTGCTGAAATTGAGAATGGTGGCACTGGTGGTGGACATGGTTCTGGGGATTATGGTGGTGGACAAACAAATGGAGACAGTCGTGGAGTTCAGTTTGATAGTGATTTCAGTAAATTAGTTTTAGGTCCAAGTACAAGCGTCCCTACTACTGATTATTCTGGGTATACATATGGAAACGCTGCTGCACGGCGACCAGTTCGTAGAGTAGGTGCTGCTACCGCAGGACCTAGTGCAGTTGGTGCATCAAATGTTGCACAAAGACAAAGAATTCAACAGTCAACTAATGAAAGAAATACTGCCAGACAAAAAATTAATGAGAAAACTAGAGAGATGATGGCCGCGGCATTAGAAGCAGTTGGTGAACAAAATGGAATGAATGCTCAGATGGTTGCTTCTGCATCGCAAGCAATTATGCAAATGCAAGCACAATCTGGTGGTTCACAACAACCGCAATTCATTCCTTCTAGCGGTGGTATTTCTGGTGCTGGAATTGGTCGTGCTATGGGTGGTGATGTTGGTGCTGCTATTGGTGGAACTGCAGCTGCCGTACTCAACTCTACAAATAATCCCCTTAAAGGTATATTCCGATGACTATTGCTAGACAAAAACCAGGTGATATTGAATTATCTGTAAGTATCTACAGAAATGGGGAAAAACTGCAGGATAGCGGTGGTAACTACGATCTGAAAGAATATGTTAAAGCTGTAGAAATTTACGAAAGTATTAGTTCTGCAACGATTGAAGCAATGATAATCATCAATGATTCTGGTGGTTTGATTGGTGCTCTAACTGGTTCTGAAGTATTCAGGATTGATATAAAAAGTTCTGTCTACGACAGAGTATTTTTTATGAGATCGTATCAAATTAATTCACGTTCTAGAACTAATCAGGATACTGAAATTTATATTCTCAATCTATGCTCAGACGAGTATATCAAAAATGAAGTAATCAATGTATTTGGTAACACAGAGGTTGTCTTTAGTAATAAAACAGAAACCTCTGAAATTATTGAAGAGGTTTTGAAGGGTAGCAAATATATGGGTACGAAGAAAAAAGTCTTCTTAGAAGAAACTATGAACAGACAGACTTTTGTTGTACCAAACTGGAGACCATTTGACTGCATCTATTGGATGTCACAACGAGCAGTTCGTAAGAATCAAAAGGGTAAAAGTCTTCAGAATGCATTTGCTTTCTATGAAAATTCATTAGGATTTCACTTCAAGTCCATTGATAAAATGATTGAAGATATCAATAACCAGGATAGCATACAAAAAACTAACCAGACAACTGGACAACCAAGACTTTATGTTTATACTCAAGCACCGAAACAGATTGATGCTGGTGCTGATGACCAGTTTAAAATTTCTAAGATTGTATTTCCTGAGGAAAAAAACTTTTTGATGGGTCTTAGACATGGAACTTGGTCTGGATTTAGTATCGGTTTTGATCCTAACACTATATCAAATTCTAAATTTGGTGAAAGTACAGATATGTCTGTAGATGCTTATCGCTACAGCATTAATGAAGAGTGGAATAAAATGTCTCACTTAAAAGGTGGTAGAAATACTAATCCTATTGAATCTATGGACGACGGCATCAAGGCAATGATTGATTATCCAAAACGAGTTAGATATACAGTATTACCTAATCAAATCTTTGACCCCAAATATCAAAACAATCCTCAGAAAAACTATGAGGCATTAGTCGAATTGCAAGCATATCAATGGATGAGAATGGAGTCATTGAAATCTACAAAACTTCAAATCGAAATCCCTGGAAATCTTGATTTATATGTTGGTGCGGGTATTGAGATTGAACTACCAGCAACATTTAGGAAAGGTAGTAAACCAACACTCGATGAAAGATATAGTGGTAGATACTTGATTGCTAGTTTATCACATAAAACAACAGGATTCAACATGGTTACAGAACTTTTATTGATGAAAGATTCGACCATCTAACTTGACAAGCACTCATTAAAGTACTATAATAACCTTGTGAGAGGTTCAGAACAAATTTGAGCTTCTACTAAATAATACCGTATCACTATTATACATGCTATGGAAAGCATCGAAAAGCATATTGAAAAGGACAAAGAGATTTTGGATACTCCATCCATCTCTCCACAACAACGTCGCCACATTGAGGGCGAACTACACGAATTAGAAGAATATGTAGAACATCATAAGTCAGAGATTGAAGCAGGTGATCATCACGATCCAACATACTTAGAGCTCTTTTGTGACCAGAATCCATCAGAACCAGAATGTTTAGTTTATGACGACTAACTTTGAAGACTATATTATTGGTCATTGGTCAAATAAATCACAAGCACAATCAAATCCTCATCACTTCGTTTCAGTAGAGATTATTTGGAAACGTTATGAAGAGGGATACCAATCAATGAACTTTAAACGTTGTGATGGACCTGATAATTATTATAGAAAAAAGAATCACAAGATTGTCGAACTGTCTGAGACTGAGGTATTGGTAGAGAACTATCACTTGGACTGGACAAGACACGAAGATTGTGATATGATATTTAAGTTCGATGGCAAGGCATGGCACGGTCAACTTGCTGGAGATAATTGTAGAGGTTATAGGGGAGACCGTGTAATCTCTGAAATACATGTCTTTCAAGACAAACTACATACTTGTGACCAAGGAAGAGACTTGGAAACAGGTGAACTTATGTGGGGTAGTACAGAATTGTATCGCTTCACTAGGAAGCCCGAATAGCTCAGCGGTAGAGCACCTCCTTTACACGGAGATTGTCGGGGGTTCGATCCCCTCTTCGGGCATGTTCAATTTATTATTATGAACAACAAACTTATTAATGCTTTTTTGACACTCGGACTCTTAGGATCTGTAGTTCCTGCTATGGCAGAACCAATTAGAGAAACTGAATACAAGACCATGCACTCCATGGGATGTATGCTACTAGGTGAATGCACCGATGGTGTTAAGAAAGTATACTCTATGCTTGATATCTCATCGGAGTATGATAACACCGAAGAATTCACTGGCGTCACTGGTGAGTTCCATAACATCCTACACTCACTCAATCAAGTTGGTGTGAATGTATTCCTTGCTGATGAAAAGTATTTCCCTGCAGGACATCGTGGTGTATACCATACTGTATCCAATAACTTCTTTCTGAATAAGAACTTTATGGGTAAACCTGGTACGTTGATGATGGTTATGCGTCATGAAGGATGGCACGCTGCACAAGATTGTATGGCAGGTACGATTGATAACAGTTTGATTGCTATTATCAAACCAGAGGATGAAGTTCCTATGATTTGGCGTGTATTAGCAGAACGCACCTATCCTAAGTCTGCTGTGCCATGGGAAGCAGAAGCAGGTTGGGCAGGTCGTACTGAAAACATGACTATGGATGCCCTTGCTGCCTGTGCTGGTGGTGCTATGTGGGAAGTCTATCCTCCTACTCCACTAACACGTAAGTATCTGGAAGACTTCGGATATATCGATAAATAACTTTGTAGCATTTGCAAAATTATGCAAACAATTGACGGCATCATTAATGAACCTACCGTAAATTTTGTCGGTAAAGACGGATTTTTTTGGTGGGTTGGTGAAGTAGAAGATAACGAAGACCCTATGGAATTGGGTCGGGTTAAATGTCGTGTGCTTGGGTATTATACTAATGTTCGTGGAGGAACTGTAGGTGATTTACCTACAGAACATCTTCCATGGGCAACTGTATTGCAACATACATCTCAAGCAGGTAATGATGGTCAGGGTGAATCTTCTGGTCAGTTGCAACCTGGTGCGATCGTTATGGGATTCTTCATGGATGGAGAATCTGCTCAAATGCCAATCGTTATTGGTGTTCTTCGAGTTAAAAAATCTGCTGATACTGCGGATGAGAAGATTTTTGCCTTTACTGGCGAGAATATGGAACCAGGTGTTGCACCTAATCCTGCTTCTCTGCCAATTGGTGAAACAAATACTATGGCAGAAGGTTCTTTCAAAAGAACTGGTGAGAATAATACAGTCTCGACTCCAAACGCAAAACTTTCACAACCTGGAGGAATTGGTTCCCCTAATAATGTTGGTAATCAGTCAGGTATTGCAGGTAGTTCTTCTAATCCAACTAAACCTAGAGAACCTGATCTTCCAATTCCTGCAGCAAATGGTGTTGGTGGACCATGGAAAACTCTAGAGTATCAACTCAGTTATCTTTTAGAAGATATTGGAGATAGTGCTGGTAGTCTTGTAAAAGCAGAAAATGGCGACTTTTTAGATATTGTCACTGGAAAAATTGTAAAAGCAAAAGCATTAACTGCAAAATTGCAAAACTTCTTGGGTGCAGTATTTGCTCAAGTTGTGTCTGCTGTTAGACAAGCTCTAGCAAACTTAGCAGAACAATTAGAACTTGTTAATTTGTTGGGTGGTGCTACTGGAGCTCCCTTCGTTATTTTTACAACAATTCAATCAGCAGTTACTACAATTCTGAGTTCACTATGTAATATTGACCAGCAGTTAATTGGTTATATTTCAGACCCAGTTGGTAGTGTAATTGGTTTTATTGAGAGTCTGTTAGATGGTGCCATTTCAAAAGCAGAAATGGTTCTATCAGGTGTTCAGGAAGTAATTAACCAAGTAGTTTGTAAAGTACAACAAATTCTTGATCAAGTTCTTCAAATTGTTGATACTGTTACTACCATTGTTGATGGTGTTAAGCAAGCACAAGAAATTATTAATGCCTGGAAAGATGCAAGTGGTATCTTTGAAGAAGGTACAGACTTAATTAAAAAGGGTATTACATCTATCAGTGGTCTAATTGCACTGTTTATTAAGTTTGCAACGTCTGGATGTAATAGGGAACCCAAAGGTGGTAAAGATACTGTTGGTTGGTATCCTTTATTCGGTGTTACTCATTGTACTGATGCAGAGTTAGACCAAATTAATAAAATTAGAGGAAAAAGTAGAGGTAGTTGTGGTGATAATGGAAGTGGTGGAGGATTCTTAGATTCATTCTTCTCCGAAGCAGATCCATATTTAACTCAAGCAAAAACTTTCCTGGATGGTTCCTACGAAATGTGGGTTGGTACTCCTGGTCGCCAAGCAAGTGTTAAAAAATCTGCTAGTGGTACAACTACAACTAGTATTCGTGCAAACAATGCTGAGAATCAAGAACATGTAGCAAGAGGGCAAATTAGGAAGGAAAATCCTAATGCCACTGAAGAAGAATTAGAAGCAAAAGTCAAAGAATCTGTAAAATCTTCTACTGGTGGACAAGGTGATACTGGTAACCTAGTTGCTGATCATACTTCATATGCTGGTACATCTACCATAGAAGTTCATGGTGATGATTGTAAAGCAGTTGATGGTGATAAAGTAGTTAACGTTGAGGGTGATTATTTCCTCAAAGTTACTGGTGATTGTCATATTGAAGTTGGTGGTGGATTCTTCTTTGGTGCTGAAGGTTCACCAAAGGTTGCTGATAAGGATGGAGAAAGTAAAGATAGTGATATTCAAAAGCATACCATTCGCTTTGGTTCTGACGTTGATGTGAATACTGTTGGTGCTAAGTTTGAATTGCAAGGTGCTGAAGCAAACTTTGCATCTTTATCTACCAAAATTACTGGTAGTATGTTTGAAAACTCTGCATCTAATCAGTCATACTCTGGTGCAGAAATTATTATTGCAGGTAGTAATTCCGTTGAAATAAGTACACCTCACCTTTATGAATTTATTAACGTCCCTTCAATATTACCTGTAATTACAACTGGTATTACTAGATTGGTTGGTGGTTCTGTTGATACTATCATGACACCTGGACTTAGCACTGATGCTATTCCAAGATATACTGTGGTCAACCCTGTTGGTCCTATCTCTCTGACATGTGGTGCAACAGGATATAACTGTAACGTTACTACAGGAGCATTTAATGTTAACGTTGTTGCAGGACTTATCAACATGAACGCATCAGCAGCTGCTACTTTTAACGCTGGTGCAGCAATAACTATAAGTGCTATCGGTGTTGTGACAGTTACTGGACTGTCCATCTTCCTCAATTGATGCTTGACACTCTTCCTTAAACCTGCTATACTACATAGGTACAGAAGAGACGCTCATGGACTCCCTCTCACACATCTTTGTCAACTTCTCAAAACGAAAAGTAACTCTCGTAGATGATGAAGGTTATGAAAAGGATGTTCAATGGCAATTCAATTCTGTAGGTGCTGAAGGTTTCTCTGAAACAATTTCACAAATACAGGAAATTATTGATAACGACTTGATTACTTATTGCTTTGCTGTACGATGATTGGACCGATTGGAATTACCCTGGAACAAGCAGAAGATAACTTTGAGTTTCTTTTAGATCTCACTGATAATCAACATGTTTGTTGGAAGATTACTCGTCCTGATGGAAAGTCTGTAATGATGGTTCCTGTAAACGAAGTATCTCCTATTCCTGATGAAATTCAAAATCAAGTAGAAGAATTTCAAAAACAATTCTTAGAAAGTAAAAATGACAGTTGAAATTTTTGATAATTTTTTGCCAGAACATGATTTTGTTATTTTAAAACAACTTATTGTAGAAGATCCAGCAGATCAATTTCCATTTGCAATGTTAACTCATGTCGCAAATGGAGAAACAGATGAGTATGAACATTGGAATTGGATGGGTATACATCCATTTTATAAAGAACATCAACCAAGAAGTCCTCATTTTAACATGATTGCTTCAATGATTATTACTCGATTAGAAGAAAATCATGACTTACGTTCTTTAATTCGTGTCAAAGGTAATTTCTATCCCTGGACAGAAACAATTAAAGAACATGAATTCCATGTTGATTACACCTATAATCATCGAGCAGCAATTTTTTCTCTGAATACCTGTGATGGGTATACGTTATTTGATGATGGTACGAAAGTCGAAAGTGTAGAAAATCGTCTTTACATTTTTAATCCTCAACAAAAGCATTGCTCTAGTACAACTTCTAATGATAGAGGACGATACAACATTAACATCAATTTCTTATGAGACCCGAAACTCGTGAATCAATGGAAAACCTTTGGTCCGCCAAATGGAATCTTCCTAAAGCAGCAAGAAACTGTAATCTGACAGATAAGGAGATGAAAATCACCTTTAACGAGTATTGTGCTTTTCATCCTCCTACCTGGGAAATTGGTAACACCAAACAAATTGGTATCCTTTATGTTGATGGGAGTGTGGCGGAATCGGTAGACGCACCAGACTTAAAATCTGTTGACCATTAAGGTCGTGGGGGTTCAAGTCCCCCCACTCCTATATAACTGGGGGAGTACAAAAGATCTGCAATGTAGAAGCAGCGCCCCCAATCAACGCCTCCGTAGCTCAGTGGTAGAGCAGGGCTTTTGTAAAGCTCAGGTCGCAAGTTCAAATCTTGTCAGAGGCTCTCAATCCTCTATAGCTCAGTTGGTAGAGCAGGTGACTGTTAATCACCCTGTCCCTGGTTCGAGTCCAGGTGGAGGAGTTAGTAAAAAATATATTATGAATTATCAGTATCCTTTGTACGCACCATATTGGAAGGTTGACCTCTTTCATAAATCATGGTATAGTACACTCAGTTCTCTTTTTAAGATGATCAATGTCAAAGACAACGAAGACGGTTCGTTCGTCATCGAATGGGACGAAACCGATGAAGCAGAAAGTATCTTCAACGACTGGACCAAAGAAGACTTCACAAACTTCCTCCGCTGGGCAGCAGAAGAAGAACTTAGTAAAGACTCAGACAAATCTGGAGAAGAATCTGGAGAAGATGGCGACACCTCCAAAGAAGCGACAGAGAAAGACTGGGAAGACTTCTGGAACGGTCCAGAAGCAAACAAAGGTGAAAGTAGTAAACTCCCGTAAAAAGGATTTATTTCCTTGGGTTGAAACTTTTCCGTACTTCATGCAAGACATGAGTGAGAACAAAAAGTGTTGGTTTACCTGTGAAGAACATGCTGAGAAGTATGTCAATAGATACAATTGTAATTACAAACTTTATCTGTATACTGGTAAATGACACAAGGTCTGAGTAAATACGACTTTGGTGGACTTGAGAGGCATCCTGCTAACATACTAAGATTGATTAGTGAGTTGGAAGGATCATATCAACTCTGTAAATATATGGGGTTTGAAGATGATATGAATACTCTTGATGAGATGAAAAAACCTTATTATAAACTGTATTTCAAAACCGTAAAAATGCAAAAACTTAATGATAGTATTCCTTCTCACCTAAAAGATGAATGGAAATCCTATCTTGCTGTTTGCGAATCTCTCAAGGTAGAACCTAACTCAAAGAGATTCCTGAGATATAATGAATTATATCCGTATAAATAACCTTGTAGCAAATCGTGTGACTATTCGTGGGAACCAGAAAAATTTCTCAGTTGGATACTATTTCAGACGCGAATCTGTCGGGAGAAGCAATTCTTCCCGTTGTCGTATCTGACCCTTTGATTCCCAACCGAAAGGCAAAAGTTAATCAACTCTTTCGTGGAGTATCTCAAGGTACTAAAGCAGCACCTGGACTTACTTTTGACCTGGATCGAAATACTGGTTTATATCAAAATGCATATGACCAAATTGGTATTTCATTTGGTGAAGGTGGTGTTTATTATTCCAGAATTGATAATGGGGGAGTAAGTTCTTCTCTTTATATTAACGCTGTTGATGATACAGCAGACAATACCGACCTTGTTTTTGCACCAAAGGGAACTGGTTCTGTAAAGGTTACTGGCACATTCTTGATGTCAGATGACCAATTTGTGTTAGAAGACGCACAAGGACCAAAGGCACGATTTGAAGTTGGTAATATTGGTACTGGTACAAATACCAGGATTATGACATTACCTGCTATCACTCAGGGTAATGGAACAACCTTAGTTGGTGCTGATACTACACAGACATTGACGAATAAAACTATTCTCATTGATGAGGATAATTTTGTTCTTGTTGATGGTCAAGAGGAAGCAATCTTCCAGATTAATTGGCCAACTACAGTCGATACTCGTCGTTCTTATTTTTTACCTGATGCTGGCACAGTAACTACAACTGCAGAACCAACTGCTACAACATCTACATTACTTGATACAAAAACCGAACAAATTGTTCTTAGTAAAACTTTAGTAAATCTAAAACTTGCTGCTAACGCAGAAGTAACTACAAACTGGGTTCAGTTTAATACTGATGCACTTGATGCAAATAGAATTATTACTGTTCCTAACCAGAATCTGACTCTGGTTGGTGTTGATACTACACAAACATTATCAAACAAATCAATTGAGGGATTGATTTTATCTGATGCTACAGATCCAACTAAAAAGGTTGTATTTGATGTAAGTAATTCTAATACACAAACGACGAGCACAGTATTTTTTCCAGATTCTCCCCTTCTTAATTCTGCTGGATTTAGAAACACTGTTGTTACAGAAAGAGCAACACAAACTCTTATCAATAAAACTCTAACTGACGTTACCCTAAATACATCAGGAGCAACAGGTAGAGTTGATATTATTTGTGATAATATTACAGATATTAGAACAATTCGTTTCCCAGATGCTGATGCTACACTGTTGTCTACAAACAACGTAACTTTAGACAATGTAAACTTTGGCGCTGGTATTGGTGCTAATAACTTAACGGGTCAAACAAGACTTCAACAATTCTTCTACGCAGGGTTCTAATTAACAATGGCAGACCAAGGACTTTTAGGGCAAGCAAAGCCCGCAGGAACTACAAATACATTGCTTTATGGGGCACCCATTGATTCATCTGCTAGTGCGGTTTTGACAATCGCAAATGATGGAACTGGTGCTGCATACGATGTAGCAATCAAAAATTATGATCAAGCGTTAACCCTAGACGCATCTTCATACTTATTGCATGAAGGTGATGTAATCACTGGATATCGATTTACTTTAGGAACTCCTATTGACAGAAATTCAAATTTAGTTCCCAGTAATACGATTACATCTGCTGATGGAGAAAAAACTGCACAGTTTGAATCTTTTTACGTCCCACCTTTTACTGAGATTGATGTAAAAAACGTTGCAATTCGTGCAATTACAGTTGAATCTGTTAGCGGTACATTTGCTATTGGTGATACTTTAACTAAAGGTAGTTCTCCCAACAATACAGATGCTTTAGTTTATGCTGTTGTTACTGGTGAATCTAATACCATTATTCATATCGGTCCTTCTACATTGAATGGAACTGGTACAGAATTTGCAGATGGTGATTCTGTAAGCACTGCTGGTGGTGCTAGTGCAACTGTTTCTACTGGTGGTGTTGGTTCTGCTAATAATGAATTTGTATTCTCCACCGATGGGAGTACTTATAATCTGTTCCTTGGAGTAGACTTAACTATTTTCAAAGATAGAAGTTATCGCTTTGATACTTCAGATTCCTCTATGAGTGGTAGAGACTTTAGTTTCTCTACAACCATTAATGGTGAGTGGGGACCAGATAATACTGCTGGAACAGAAGACGATGGTTCGGAATATACTACGGGTAAGACTACAAATGGCACTGCTGGTTCTGGTGGCGCTTATGTTCAATTTGACTTCTCAGCAGACCCTAACTTAGGCACAACCTTATATTTTTATGATGGTGGTACAGGAACTGCTTCAAATGCAAATTTTGGCGGAACCGACCGTTTCCTCAGTTTGAGCACAGATTTTACATATAATGAAATTTATGTTTATGAACTTGCAGGAACATGGGCTAATTCTAGTGATAGTTTCACCGCTGGTGGTACGTCATTTACCTTAACAGGACAAACTGCTGGTCCATATGGTTATGTTCGTTCTTATAGTTCTACGACACTTAAGGTAATTAAGGGTACTGGTTCTGCAGATTTTGCTGGAACTAATGTTTTCCAGGATTCCCCTAAAGATGGAACTGCATCACGTTCTATTGTTACCGTAAGTAGTGTAGATGTTGCTACAACAGCGGTGGGAGTAGAAAATTTCATTAGTAAGGATAAAACAAATGCTGCAAACAATGTTGATAAACTTACATCTCTCGTCATTGGACCTGGTGAGCGTTTGATTGTTGAAAGTGCAACTCAAAATAATGTATTCACTCTTCTTGGATTTGAAGATGCTTCTAATGCTTTTACTATTAGAAACTTCGTAGAATCCGCAGCAGGTGGGGGTTGATTCCTCCGTCTAATAAATAACTAAAAACAAGTATAAGAAATGGCTCTTACTCGTCTTAAGAATATTATTACGTCCAGAACTGGACGTATCATTTACGTCAACCCTGATGATTTCGACGCTTCGGATGCCATTGACAATAGAGGAAACTCTGCTCTGCGCCCATTCAAATCTCTTCAAAGAGCATTTCTTGAAGTTGCTAGATTTTCATATAGAGTAGGTTTATCGAATGACGAATTCGATGCCTTCTCAATTATGCTGTATCCAGCAGAGTACATCGTTGATAATAGACCTGGAGAAGTTCTTTATACAAATGTTCCTCCCATTGATTCTAACTCTAATTTAGATCTTACATCTCCTAATAACGTATTATATAAGTATAACTCAGTTGAAGGTGGTATCATTGTTCCTAGAGGTTGTTCCCTCGTAGGTACTGACCTTCGTCGTACAAAAATTATTCCCAAGTATATACCTTATCCTACGACTTTACCATCTAAAAATATCAATAACGAAGGTCAAGTTCCTCCTAGAACAGCAATCTTTAAGGTAACTGGTGGAACATATTTTTGGCAGTTCTCTTTCTTTGATGGTGCTGAGGAAGGTGTATATTTCAAACCTGACAGTACAGAAACATTAGCACCTAAGTTTTCTCACCATAGACTTACTTGCTTCGAGTTTGCAGATGGTTTGAATCCTCTTTCAACTCTTATTGCCTCAGGAACTGTTCCTAATTCTGATTATTCTGCTGTTGCTAATATTCAAGAAAGAACAGACTTAGAGATTTATTATCAGAAAATATCAAAGGCATTTGCTACTATTCCTGATACATCTGGCGATCCATCAGGTGACCAAATTCAGGCAAGAGTTGAAGAAAATAGAATTGTTGGTCCTATTTCTGACGAATATCGTGTTTTCCAAATTACTCGTAATGGACAAACTGCAACAGCAGTTACTGTTGATGAATTGGGAAATGAGAGAAATCATGGATTCTCTGTTGGTGTAAACATTAATATTAGTGGTGTTACTGGTTCAACTGGACCTCAATCTGAATTGGATGCATCATTGTATAATGGTTCGTTTACAGTTACCTCTGCATCAGGTAATGTATTTACCTATCAAATGCAAGGAGAACCGACAGGTAATGCAACTGGTAACAGTATTTCTGTTAAGACGGAGATTGATACTGTTGACTCTGCATCACCATATGCGTTTAACTTGTCACTGAGAAGTGTCTGGGGCATGAATGGTATGCATGGAGATGGTTCTAAGGCAACTGGATTTAAGTCCATGGTTGTTGCTCAGTTCACAGGATTGTCCCTCCAAAAAGATGATAGGGCATTCGTAAGATATAATGCCTCTACTGGTAACTATGATGCAGCAGTCGCTGGCGATGGTGCTCACTTAGATGGTTTTGCTGAATACAGAAAAGGATGGGCACACGAACACATTAAGTGCTCTAATGATTCCTTCATTCAAGCAGTTTCTGTGTTTGCTGTTGGATATGGCACACACTTCACTGCTGAGAGTGGGGCTGATATGTCAATCACGAACTCTAACAGTAACTTTGGAAACACTGCTTTAAGATCTGCTGGATTTAAGGCAAAATCATTCTCTAAAGATAAAGCAGGTGCAATTACTCATATCATTCCACCTAAGGCACTAAACGTTATTTCTACAACTGCTACAGGCACTTCTGGAACTAATACTATCACTCTTGCAAATGATGGTTCTGTGAATGGTGTTATTCAAGGTATGACAATTACTGGTGATAATATTGGAAGTGGTGCATTAGTCTCTTCTTTCAATGTTAATACCCGTGTAATTACACTAACTGTTAATAATAGCGGTACTGTTAGTGGTGGTGTAATTTTTGGTGAAGAAACATCCATCAACTGGGTCAACATTGATATCCAACGTACTGTTGATATTAATGCTGCATTAGTCGGACAGGGTGGTACTGCTGGAACAAGACTTTACCTTTATGGATATACGACTGAGGCATCTCCTCCTACAACGAGAGTACAAGGTTACACCGTTGGTGCTCGTCAAGATGGGACAGGTGCGAGTGCTATTCCCGATAAAATCAACTGCCTCTTAGTTCCGACAACAGGTGCTGCTTCTTCTGAAGTTCGTACTGCTAAAATTTCACCTTATGGTCCTTCTGTTTCTGGTCTAAATGCAGGAGTTTCAGGTTCTCCACTTCAGTTTGATAGCACTACATATACTGTTAATGGTGTTGCTGGTCAAATTGGAGGTTGGTATTTAAGTGTAGATTCCAATGATAACCAAATTTATACAACTCTTACTACCAATACTCAGTACAATAGTGTAAACTTTACTCCTACAACTTTTATTAAAAGAATCCCCGATCCTCGTGACTTACAAGATAGAACATATCGTGTTCGTTATGTAATTGATAAGGATAAGACTAATCCACTTCCTCGTAATCCTCTGTCGGGTTATGTACTACAACCTTTGAATGGTGATACTACAGCATTTGCATTACAAAGAACATTCTATATCTACGATATTGAGATTGTCCAAGAATTTGAAAGAGGTGTTGCCGATGGAATCTTCTATCTTACCCTACTATGTGCATCTATTGCACCTACAACTTCTAACTTTAACGACAGGAAGTTCTCTCAAAACGTCAACGAAGTCTATCCTACGTTTGACAGAGACAACCCTGTTGCTGACCCTGTTGCTTCGATATCCGTCGCTGACAATGAAACTATAGGTCTAGTAAATTCAACTGATGGTGCATCACCTACGCCCAATAAAGATCCTAAGCGTTCTATTACAAAAGAGGGGGTTCAATTCTTATTGACTGATACTGGTTGGACACAACCAAGTACAACACCTAATTACGATTCTGTTAATACTAGACTTTCTGGTGTTGAACTTACTGCTCGTGCAGGTGATGAGGAGACTAGAAAGATTAGTGTTCGTGAAACAAATGATGGTATTGTTGCACCTATTCCAGTAGAACTTAGAAGGCATTCTATTATGCGTTCTGGTAATCACACGTTTGAATATCTTGGTTTCGGTCCTGGTAACTATTCAACTGCATTCCCTCAGACACAAGTAGAGACGCTATCTACTGACCAGATTAAATTCTCCCAGTCTATTAAAGAAGAAGCAGGTGTTGCATTCTACTCTGGTCTTAACTCCAACGGAGACCTATTCATTGGTAACCAGATTATTAACCCTGTTACTGGTCAGATTACGAACGAAGATATTGCACAACTGAATGTTGTTGGTGAAGAGAATACAACGATTGAGACTTTCTCTGAGTTGGTACTGACTGATAAACTCACAGTTATCGGTGGTGCATCTAACCAGTTAGAATCAATCTTTGCTGGTCCTGTTACATTCCAAGGGCAAGTATCTTCTACAAATAACCTCGTTGCGAAGAAGATTACTTATAATAATCAAGATGGTACTGTAATTAAGCAGACTCTTCTTGCACCTGAAGATGCAAACGGACTCCCTAGTTTTGCTAATATCACAGGATATGATACACCTGCTGATGGAGATTTAGTTTATAATATTAACTGGGAACCTGGTAAATCTCTTGGTTGGATTTATTCTGGTGCGTCTTGGTATGAATTTGGTCTAACTGATGTTGGATTTATTGATATTGCGGTTAAGGATCCTCTTAATCCTGCTAATAATTTGACTATTGATGCTGCTGGTACAGTAGGAAGTGGCGTTGGTCTTGGTAGAGACGCTAAAAATGCGTTTAGAGTTGCAGTAGACGGTGACGTTTATGTTGATGGAAATCTTGTTGGTACTGGTCAAGGTTTCGTTGGTTCTGACAAGTATGTTACTAAAACATATACTGGAGATGGTGCGACCCTAACATTTGCGGTTACTACATATACAGGTGTCCAGCATACTGATGATTCTTGTTTGGTATTCCTGAATGGTGTTGCTCAGATTGCAGGTACTAATTACACTGTAGATAGTAATGGTGCAAACATTGTATTTACATCAGGTGATGCTCCACTTGCTAGTGATACAATCCATATTCTTGAGATGCCTATCTAATCTGCTAAATACTATCGGGGTACAACTGTAGTTAACTATGGCAGTTACTAGAATTAGTGATAACCAAATCGATACTGGCACATCGGCAGTATTGTCAGCGTTATCGTTTCTAAGTTCAAATAATGTGTTTAGATTGCCTGTTGGAGCAACAGGCGACCGACCAACATCACCTTCTGTAGGAACTTTACGTTTCAACAGTACGAATGATAATGCTGAAGTTTATGTTGCTGATGTTGGCACTGGTAGTGCTGGATGGACTGAAGTCGCTGGTGGTGGACCTTCCTTAGGTGAAGATAGTGTTATCAGAACTAACAAGGATTCTATCGGTGAAAATCTTACAGTTGGACCTACTGCAAATGGTGATGCTAAGTTTACTAATGGTTTTAGTGTTGGTCCCATCGAGATTAACACTAATCAGACAGTAACAATTGAAGTAGATTCTGTTTGGAGTATTATTTGATGAAATTAAAAGTAGCAAATATTGAAGGTCTTACTGCACCCGATTATCGTCTAACGGTATCACCAGGTACAGCACTTTCTCCTGAAGCAGGATTATCCCTGACTCAAAGTTACTTACCATTGCCCTCTGGTGCAACTACTGCTAGGTATACAGACGCTCCTATAGGTTCTGTAAGGTACAATACTACGACTGCAAAGATTGAGGTTAAAACCTCAACTACAGCGTGGTCAGAAACTAATATGTGATCAAAATATGTCAACACTAAGAGTATCAAAATTAGCAGGGACCGCAACTTCACTTAATCAAGTAAGTGTTCCTGCTGGTAAAAAATTAAAGATTGGTGCTGATGCATCATTGGACCTAAGCGGATTAGACACTGCTTTACAACTTCCTGCTGGCACTACTGGTAACCGTCCAGGTTCACCTGCTACTGGTTATTGGAGATTTAACACCTCTACTAATGTGTTTGAGGTTTATACTGGAAGTGCCTGGGCAACATTAAGTGCCGCTGCAAGTGGTGCCTCTGCTATTGTCGCAGATGGGTCTAGTGCAGTTGCGGCAGCAGATAATCCTGGTGAAGCATTTGCAGCAGGATTAACTTCTGGTAGTGAAGTATGGTTAAAGGTTGGAGATACTTCTCTTCCATATGAATATGATCCTAGCGATAGATTTGGTACGGGTGATGAAGGATGGGCATTGATGAACCATACTTGGTTTGGTACATATGCACCTGCTCATCTAGTTGATTATGAAAGTTTTGGACAACCTTTTAGTATTCGTCCTGCATTTACTGATCAGGCAGATAAAGTAAGTAGAAACACAATTACATCAGGTAAATTTAGAATTGGGATGAACCAGAGACATGACCAATCAGGTTCTGGTGGTGACTCTTTGAGTACAATTCGTATTCAAATGCCTAGAATGACAAAGGCACGTTATTACAAAGATAGTAGAACTAATGGTGGTTCTGATACTGCTGACTATGGTGCTTTTACTCAAAATTTTGATGGTATTAATGGAAATTCTCCTTATCAGGACAATGGTTCTGGTTATTGGCAGTTAATTTGGAGTGGTAGAACTTCTGGTAATGGCGGTTCTATTGGTAATGATTGGATGATTATGGATAATGGTGCTAATAATTCAAACGGTTATGTAAGTAGTGTTCAAACATTTGGTGCTGGCAAACCAGCAACCGACCCCTGGGCAATTTGGGGCACAACTGACGCATACAATGAGTATGTTATATACAACACTTGGCGTATCTGGTTCCACTGAGGTAAAAAACAATGAGTACAGTAAAAGCAAACAATTTAGAAGGTAGCGGTGGTGTTATCCGCAACGATAAGGCAGCAGTTCAGTTATCCGATGGATCTCTTAATGTCGTAGGTGCATTAGAGATGGATAATGCTGCTAGTATTGTTTTACCTAGTGGTGATGCAGATGACCGTCCAACTCCTGCTTCTGGGCAGGTTAGAGTTAATATGGTATCTGGATCGGGAACCCTAGAGGGATATAATGGAACTGAATGGGTTTCTTTAACAGCACCTCCAGCGCAACCAATTCCTGGTTCTTCAGCAGAAAATCCAGCAGCATCTTGTTATGATATGTTAACCGATGATGGTATTACTCAGAATGGTTTTTACTGGATCGATTCTTCTGGCGCACCAACATTAACTTGGTGCTTTATGGAAGCACCTTGGGGAGAACCTGACTATAGTTTGCTTACTCCATATGGAGATATGAGTCAGACATATAATAATAATTATGGATGGTTCCACCATGATGATAGAGATGGTGGCAATATGACTGGCAATGCGCGGGCAAAAAATCCTGGTTCTGAATACTTTGTGTATTTCTGTGATGGTTGTAGTGAGGCAGATACAAGATATAATTATCCAGCACCATCAGGACATGTTATTCACTGGTATGGTGCAAGAAGTCATTGTGGTGGAGATAGGACATTTGGTTTCCCTGGAATGACAAATAGTTGTTCTAATAATATTGCTAATTACAATTGTAACCAGGTGTTTAGATTTAATGGAGTTACATCAACTAACGTAGGATTTGAGCAACACGCCGATAACTGCGGTGACCCTAACGAAGCAACATTAGTTGTCGTTTCTAAAGTAAATGGAACAGACAGACCTGCTCCTTCAATTAATACTTGGAAGGCATATTTTAGAGATGTTGGTTGGAGATACGGCGGAGTTAATAGTCAAAACGGTTGATATATATGGTATAATAGTTATTATCTGAATAAATTATGGCATTTGAATATACGCCTTGGGCGGATGCTTGGAACTGGTTATGTGAAGGTGAGCATACTGTTGTGAAATGTGTTATGCTTGTTGATGATTCTTGTCCAACTTGCGCCAAATTTCATGATGAAGTTATTGGAAAGTTAGAAGAAGTTTATCCTTGGTTTGAAGTAAAATTTGTAGGGGCAAAGGATCTACCATTTCCTCCTGCCTCTGCACCAACAGGACACTTTACATATAACTTTAGACATGAAAAACTAGGATTTCCTGAGATTCGTGCAGGTGCTGGTCCAGCACACTTAGTTGAACGAGATATTGTCACTATGCGTGCCATGAATGTATATCAAAAACATTACTCAGAACTTACAGAAGAGGAAAAACACCAAAACGAATTAGATAAAGTAAATGGACATTCTTGATAGATTCAAAGTTCCTGTTGAAGTACAGGAAGAAAGGATGGATTTGTGTTTGCAATGTGAGCACTTCTTTCGTCCAACAAAACAATGTAAAAAATGCGGTTGTTTCATGGGAATTAAAACCTGGGTGAGAGATTTAGAGTGTCCTATTGGTAAGTGGGGTAAGTATGGTAGTGGTGTATCTTGGGATGTGAATGAAGAACAACCAAATGATAATGCTTGGGGGCAATATGACTCTAATTAGACAACTTAAAAATCCAATGACTGAGCATTATCAGTCATTGAAAGATTATTCTCTAAGTTCTGACATTCTATTCACGTATCATGGAGCAACGTGCGATGGAAACTCATCTGGAGACATATATGGTAGTGATACACCGTTTCTTTCTCATTTAATCTTAGGTAGACCTAGACCTAATAATGGTGCATATCCTCAAGAATGGGTGGATAGGGGATTAGTTCAAAGAATTGATCATGCTTTACAACAGATTTTGTATGTTAATAATATACAACTTGGTTGTTGGTTTAGAATTAACATAAATTCCATTCCTACTGTACCTGAGAATGATGCTTGGGGTGCAATTCATAATGACCATAATTTTGACCATACAAATATGATTGTATATCTCAACACCCCTAAGTGTGGAGGTGGACAAACACGAGTATACAATTCTAAATGGAAACCTAATCTTACTGAGGAACCATCTTGGGATGAATATGAAGATCACTTTCCCAAAGAAGATGATGTGATTATATTTCCTGGTAGACATTTTCACCATGGAAAAGGTCCAATAATTCCTGGAGATAGAAGGACATTTATTGTTGCAACTTTCCATGAGGCAATACGTGCCAGTTAAATTGGTGTCACAGGGGGGTTGCAACCCCTCTTTTTTTATGCTATATTGTATAGGTAAACAAACGACAGGACCATGCCTCAATTCACTCTCATCTGTACCGATGAAGATTCTACAGTAACAACTAAAGAATTTGAAGCAACTATCCTAGAAGATGTTGTAGACAAGACAGAAGACTTTCTGAAGGGTGTTGGTTATTGTTTTGAAGAGTTGCGTACTCAAGTATATCCTCTTCCTGAAGTAGATGAAATTCAGTCTATTTACAGGGATGTAGACTAATACATATTACTGTAGTTTACTTTTACTGAAACCTTCAATACAATGGGTAAGACTTTTCGACGTGGTGGTAATGAACGGGGTTACTATGCTCCTGGCAAATCTATTCGTGACAAACGTGCAAAAGGTGGCACTAATCGTTCAAACTGGGCAGATGAATCAAATTATGACAATTTCTCCAAAGGCAACAAAAGAAGAAAGTTTGATCCCGAAAGAGATAACGATACTGGATGGTATTGAAGTTGAAGAGATTGAGTTTGATGATTCTTCTGAAGTAGATTACGACCTTGACTACACCGTACAGTATTAATTCCATGGACTTTGATAAAGAATCGCAAGACATTAAGTTCAACCGAGGACTTGATTTGTTCATGGAATCTGTCCTTAAACCAGACAGTAAATTGCGTGAGTGTGCTCACAACCAAAAATGTTACACCGAACTGATGTATGTCCGTTCCTATGTTCTTGACTATCTAAAAACTCTAAGAAGAGACGACTGATGCAATTTCTACACTCACCAATCCTTGACAGGGATGAGAAGATGGTCTTAAAAGATGCGTTAATTTTGTATGTCTCGGACATACAAAAACGCTTTTATGCCGATGGTGTAATTCCTGAAGATGTGTATCTGAGTAAGATGAAACACGTAGAAGAAATAGTTGAAACATTACATTTAAGCGAACTCTATCGCCAGTGACAATCTGCAAGGTGTCCACTACACCTTGCCAACCTAAACAATCTATGCAATACTAATGATGTTGGAAAAAGACATTCGCCTATTGAACAAAGTCATCAAGAAAGGCGAAAGTGGTGAAGTCAGATATTCTGACGATGAACTAATCAAACTCAAAACAAAACGTTCTCAGTTAAAAAACTGGAAACGTTCAGCACAAATCTCTCAAAACAATGGTTTCGGACAGTATCTCAATGAACAAAATGATGACTGATGACACTTTCGGTGTCTCTTGGGAAGAGACTGATAAGGTTCAAGTTCAGGAAGATGATTGGGTTTCTTCTATCCTTGGCACCGAAAGTGATGCAATTTATGATGTTCTCTCTGAAATTCAATGAAAAGGGACTATGATCGCTGGCGTATTCTCTGGAAGAAGGAGAAGAAACCAGGATTTTATGCAACTCAAGAAGTTGTAGTTTATGGAATGCACAATGTTGAATATGTAATCGACAATCTTGTGCCAGAAAATGTAAACTGGGACGTTCTTCCCATGTGACAGTCAGCAAACTGGTCGGGCACCCTTGACGGGGTGCCTTTTTTGTGCCATACTATAAGAGTCAAAGGAAAAGCATGATTTTTGATTTTGAAACTGAGTATCATTGGGGTGCTCTCATGGTCAAACTTGTTCCTATGTTTGCCATGGATGTTTACAAAGCATCCGATGATGAGTTAGTATGGGTCTTTGATGTGAACAATCCTAAAAATGGTTATCATGTCCCTGCTCGCAATCTCTCCACCTATTCTTATTGATTATGCGTAAACCATTCCTTAAGTGGGCAGGCAACAAGTATAGAGTGCTAGACCATTTACTGCCTCTGATTGGTACTCCAAAAACATATGTTGAACCGTTCGCTGGTAGTTGTGCAACAGCATTGAATGTTGATGCTAAACGATATGTATTGAATGATATTAATGCTGACCTTATCAATCTTTATAAGTATCTGATTAACCCAAACGACGATAGTTTTATTCAACACTGTGGCGACTTCTTTCGTCCTGAGAATAACGACAAGGAAGAATATATTTCTCTTCGTAAGTATTTCAATGACAGCACTGATACACTAGAACGCTCACGTCTGTTTGTATATCTCAACCGTCACTGTTTTAATGGTCTGACTCGATATAATTCTGGCGGTGGTTTTAATGTGCCATTTGGTAAGATGAAGAATCCAATGTTACCTAGCACGGCAATGATGGACTTTCGTATGTATTTTCTCATGCGTAAGCATATCTTTGCTAACGTGCATTTTGATGACGGTCGTTTATATGCAGGACTAGGATCTGGTGATGTAGTATACCTAGACCCTCCCTATGTTCCTGCTTCTGATACTGCTAACTTCGCAAGTTATGCCAAGCAAGGATTCTCTTATGATGAGCAAGTTGCACTAGTAAAGAGAGCAGAATCTATTGCTAGTAAGGGTGCTAAAGTTATCGTTAGCAACCATGATACTGACGTTAGTAGAGAACTATACAAAAATGCAAAAATCTATTCGTTGCAGGTGTCCCGTAGCATCTCCGCCAAGGGTAGCAGCAGAAAAAAGGCAAACGAACTGATTGCTGTGTACCAGTAGATTGAACTGTCCACCATCGCTTGCAAAGCACCTCAAAGGGTGCAATACTATAAGAGTCAAAGGAAACGATCAACCCCATGGCAACACACGCATCTCGCCGCACTGACAAAACTGGTAAGGACTTCGAGAACCTATGTGAATATATCTTGTGCCTCTCTGGTGTTAACGTAGAGGAGCAAGTAAACATCGGTTTGCGTCCTACAGGTGGTGCTCACAATACAGACCTAATCGTTGATGAGGAAGTTATCGTTTCTCTCAAATATCAGGACGTTGCTGGTACTGCTGAGGAGAAGATTCCATACGAGCAGATGTGCTTACAGCACGCATGTGAGACTTATGGATATAAAAAAGCACTCATAGTTCTTGCTGGTCCTGGTTGGACACATGACGATTCTTATCGTGAAAATGTGTTTGGACAGTGGATGAATACTCCTGATGTTTCTATCATCAACTTTGATGAGTTTCTTGATGAGTTTCAACTATGGGAAACCTTCCTGTCTGAAGTCCTGTGACAGTTAGTTAAACTGTCCACTACCACTTGCAAAGCACCTTAAAAGGTGCAATACTATAAAAGTCAAAACAAACATCCATGACAGACCTCACCAAACTGGTAAAAGATATTGAGACGGGCAATCGTCCTTCCAATGATATTGACATCACTCAATTTTTCATTAAATTAAGTAATGGTGAATATGTTCCTGATATGAGTACACGTATTCAGGTGCGTAATCGAGATCGTGATGTAGATTTTGTTGAGAGAACTGTTAATAAGATTAATAAAACTGGTGATAGAAGTAAACTTTCCACTCTGACTACTGTATTCTTTCCTAAGACAAATGCAGTAAAACTTCTCAACGGAAACCATACTGCTGAGATTGAGTTGTTGTTGGGACTGCGAAAAGCAGGTGCTAACTCTATCAATTTTGATACAGAGTTGGGTGGTAAAATGTCACAGGCACGGCGTCTTGGTAATCTACTCAACCGTGAAGAAGTAGAACGCAATTCTACTTCTGCTGATGACGTAAGAGGAGAACTCTATGCAATCATGGACGAACGTATTGCTGAAGGAAAAGATGCAAAACCTTCAGAAGATGAACTTCAAGAACTAATCGATCTATATCCTTTTGTTAGTCGCTTAACAATTGGGCAATGGATTTCTTATCACGCTCAGGGTGGAAGCAGACGTTCTCCTTTGAAATCTTACTCAGGAGAAGAACTTAAGCAACAGAAAGAATTTTACACTAAGCAGAGAAAGTATCGTGGATATGTAATCCTGGCACCTCGTACACTTGGTGCGTGGGAGAGTACAGGAGTTGCACAATCATTCATTCAATGTAAGAATGAAAATAAGACTAAAGTTCTTGTTCCATTCTATTGTGCTTCTGTTGCAGAGTCAGAAAAACTTGAGAAAGGCGAAGATGTAAAAATTGAAAAATTTTATAAGGAACTTGGTGAACATTTTAATCTTACATTTGAGGTTGATTTTCTGAGTTGTGAGTGACTTGTGACAGTCGCTGAACTGGTCTGGACCCCTTGACTGGGGTCCATTTTTATGCCATACTATAAGAGTCAAAGGAACGCCATTCAATGCAACTCCGTCCCCACCAGCAACGCGCCTTCGATGCTATGCAGGCGAACGATTGTGGTCAGGTGATTATCCCCACTGGCGGTGGTAAAACTTACATCATGATCGCAGATGCTCTGCATCGTGCTGCACAGGGTCAAACCATTGTTGTTGTTGCTCCACGCATCTTGCTCGCTAATCAACTCTGTGAGGAGTTTATGGAGCATATCAGTGGTACTTGGACGCATGTCTGT